CCTTTTAGCGGGGCCACCCTATCAACAAACAACTCTCTAAGCGTCATCGTTCGCCTCCCTTTTCCTAGTCAAAAAGGCGATGCTACCGGATACTGTACAGATGTTCAATCTACACCCCATCCGTTAGAAACATCGCCGCAAAACTACTGTACAGCGTTTCGAGTCAAGCAGGCAAGGCGAGTTTGGCGGTTTGACGAAGTAGCAGATAGCGTTAGCATCTGAGGGATGGTTGCAATGACTCCACACACACTCGACGGCGGCGAATACCTTACGGTGCTTGAGGCCGTCGAGCACATGGGCTGCTCGGAGGCATGGGTTCGCACGCTTCTAGGGCGGGGCCAGCTGCCCGGCGCAAAGCGGATCGGCCAACGTGTCTGGCTCATTCCAAAGTCTGCCGCCACTGAAGCCAAGTCGGCCCTGACCAGCAGGGCGAACGGCAAGCGGCACCTGGCCAAGCGGCCGGCAGCCAAGCGGAAGAAGGCGAAGCGGAAGAAGTAGCGTTTTCCCGCTGGAAACGCACTCCAGAAAATCTTTTCTCTACTGCTGGACGCCTAAGTGACGATAGCCTACACTACGCCCATGCGAGCAAATGAGACTCGCGGCCACGAACCAGTACGATTGGAACTTATTCGCGGCTTAGCCGCACAAACTGGAGACCAGACCATGGCAGCCGAAGACGAGTACATGAGTAAGCGGGGGTTAACCAAGTTTGAGCAAAGCCTTGCCACTTGGGAAAGCAACGACGACGACACATGCGACAAGGCGCATGCTCATTTCACGCAACTAGAAAGCTCGTTCACCGACTGCTTTGACGTGTCTGACGAAGCTCGTCGCCTGCATGCTGTAATGTTTAACGAAAAGTACGATCACGGCTCGCCAAGGGACGCCATTATTTCTGCAGCGGTTGCTTCGGCTTACTCGCTGGCAATATTGGACGTTGCAAAACGACTTGGCGTCGATGAACGTGCGGTCCGTAATGGGCTGGAGATATGCGAGACTCCGGACGCTGAGCGTTTTGTCAGCGAATGCAAGTCGCATTACGCTTCCAGAAAGGAGCGTGGTGCCACATGACACGCCGCTGGAACGCCGCACTGCAATCGCTCGTCTTAGTCCGCCTGGGCCAAGAGCTCGGCACCGACTCGAGCCTAGCCCAGACCGTGGCTCACGCGATTGATTTCGCTGTAGGCACACTCGCCAGATTTCTGCCTTGACGAAGTGACGCTAGCCAATACCCTAAGTGACGCTACCCACATGCGGCAGCAGGGAGGACTAACACCACAACACTGGAATCTTCGTACAGCCGCTTGCCTCGTAGGTGGACGCCTGTACACTACCGCAACCACATCGGGTGGGGCCGCCACCACGCCTCACTCGACAAGTTACGCACCACGGAAAGCACAGGATTTCTCTTTTTTTCTAGGCCAAATGGCATGAGTATTGCCCCCCCCCATTTACACTCTTCCCCGCAATGGGGTTGGTGGACATGGGAACACCCAAGGAATCGCACGATGATCACGAATGAATCAAGCCCCGCCGAAAACGAATACCTCGCCGCCGTGGCTGGCCTGCACGAGCAGACGGTGAGCCCTGCCCACAAGACGCGAGAGCCCGCCGTGGGCGATTTCGTCAGCGGCACTACCTGCGGTCGCCGCTGGAGTGGCCGAGTCGAGTGGGTGAACGATCGCGGCGAAATCTGCGTGAACACCGATGGCAGCTGGGTCTACGTGCCAATCGCTGACATCACGCACTGAGACAAGGGAACGCAAGGCGGTGGAACCGCTGAGCGGAAGGAGTCGAGCGGAGCTCGAGCAGCAAGGACGCATTATTCACCCGCCGAGCAGGACGCGGAGCGGGCTTTTTTCAACAACGCAGAAAGGGACGCGACATGACCACAGAGATCAGCACCAACACGACGCCAACGAGGGGGCTGGCCCTCGCTTCATTCGACGATGCGTTTCGGTTTGCCCAGATGGTGGCGAAGAGCGACTTTGCCCCCAAGGATTTTCGTGGCAAGCCCGAGTCCTGCCTGCTTGCGATTCAGCACGGCAGCGAGATTGGCTTGAGCCCAATGCAAAGCCTGCAGAACATCGCCTGCATCAATGGGCGGCCTGCGATTTGGGGCGACGCGGCCCTAGCGTTGTGCCTTGCCAGCCCCGTCTGCAACGGCATCCACGAGACGATTGAGGGCGACGGCGACAACATGACGGCCGTGTGCCAGACCAGCCGCAAGGGCAAGGACGCAAACGTGGTGGCACGGTTCAGCGTGGCCGACGCGAAGAAGGCTGGCCTGTGGGGAAAGACAGGCCCGTGGACGCAGTACCCGAAGCGGATGCTGCAGCTGCGTGCCCGAGGCTTCGCGCTGCGTGACGCCTTCCCTGACGTGCTCAAGGGACTTGTGACGGCCGAAGAGGCCCAGGACTACCCGCAGGCCGAGGCAGCCAGAGAGCCAGCGATGATCCGCCCGCAAGGGCAACCGGCCCGGCCCTTGACCAAAAGTGTCAAGGAGGCGGCACCGGGCGTGACCGTGGCACACGTCGAGCGGTTTGAGCCGCAGTCCAGTGCGGTTGCTGCCGCGACTCCAGGAGACATGGAACGCAGCAGGCTGGCGGTCAACAAGGCGGCCAATGCCGCAGCCTTGGAGCGGATGCAGTCTGTCACCGAAGAGCGGCTGAAGTCTGGCTTCTACACGCCGGCCCAGGCGGACGAGCTGCTGAACTTGATCAACGGCAAGCTCGATTGGCTGAGCAGCGAGCCCGAGGACCGTGGCACGGACTTTCCACACGAGGCCGCCGAGCACGAGGTGCACGCATGAGCTACGAGCCCATGGTGATCAACGCCAAGGTTGTGGCCGAGCACCTCGAGCACCATCACTTGCCACGCATGGCACAGTGGGCGCTGAGTCAAGACAACGCAGTTGCCCGTGAGCAACTAGTGGCCAAGGTGTTGCAGCAGCAGCTGCGGAACGCACTGGCCCGACTGGAAAAGTACGAGCCGAAAGAGACGCACACGCCCGTCAGTTGCGTCCCACCACCGGAGAGCAGCGACTAACGCCACGCCATTGGCGAAGCAGGCCGTAGAGCAGCATTGGTCGCCTAGCGGAAGTGGCGAGTAACCACCGCAGCCGACGCCGTTGTTACGGCGGTGAGTCGGACGCGCCCGGCGTAACCGGGCAAATACACAAAAGGACTTGTGATGAGCGACTACTACACCGAAGCACCGCTGCCGCTGTTCGCCACGCGAGCACCCAGCGTGAACGGCTCGGCCACCTCGGCCGCAGCTGCGGACTCGCTGGGGCCGGCAACGCTGAACGCCATGCAGCGGCGCGTCTACGAGTTCATCTGCCGCACGCCTAGCACTGACGAGGAAATCACCAACGAGCTTGAGATGAACGCGAGCACCGTCAGGCCCAGGCGGATTGAGTTGGCACGGCGTGGCCTGATCGTGGAGGCCGGCACCAGGCGGACGAGCAGCGGGCGGATGGCGGTGATTTGGAAAGCAACTGCGGCGTCTCGTTGACGTGCGGCAGAGGATGAGATGAATGAATCGAGACACCCGAAGGTCGTTCAGTAAGTCGCAGCGAAGGGATGCGTACTTGAAGGCTGGAGGAAAGTGCCAGAACTGCGGAGCCGAGTTGGCCCGCGGATGGGAGTGTGATCATGCGGATGAGTGGGCCGACGGAGGCGTCACTCAGATTTATAACGCCCGAGCTTTGTGCCGGGATTGTCACAGGAGAAAGACTTATGTTCAGCGAGTTCGACGGTCTTCGTGATTGGCAGATAGATGCGTTGGAGCGGTACTTGGCAACTGATGGCCCGTTCCTTGGTTGCGCATGCCCAGGGTCTGGAAAGACTCGCTTTGCTTCGCGAGTAATTGCAATCCACAAGCGATCAAATCGCAGGCCGTTTGCGGTCGTGGCCTGCCCAACGGATGCCATCAAGGACCAGTGGGCCTCAAGTGCCCACTTGTCGGATGGATTGAATCTGACGACCAGAATCTCTGCCGGGGACGCCGCTCCGGCCGCATATGACGGCGCTGCGGTGACGTACGCGCAGCTTCCTGGATTGGCAAGCACGGTTAAGACTTGGGCCAAAAACGGATGCAACGTTTTGCTAGTGCCAGACGAGATTCACCACTGCTCTGAAAATGCGTCTTGGGGTCACGGGGTAGCAGAGGTCGGTGGCGTAGCGTCGCGAGTGCTTGCTCTTTCCGGCACGCCGTTCCGTTCGGATGGTAACCCGATTCCGTTTGTCACGTACGACAACCTTGGGTTTGCCGTCCCACAGTATGCGTACACGTACTCGCAAGCTATCGCTGACGGCGTATGCCGCCGTGTGATGTTTCGCCTTCGCGATGCCCGCGTAGTTCGCAAGTGGTCAACCGACTCTGCCGCTGAAGAGTGTCTGTGGTCAAAGTGCGGCGAAGACTACGGATCTTGGCTGCAGTCTGGTCTCGTCCCGGACGGAGACGCTGTTCGCGACATTATCACTGATTGCTGGAGTGAACTGACTCAGATGATTGAGGCTGGAGACCGATTGGCTGCTTGTGGCATCCACTGCAAGTCTTCCGGGCACAACGACGCCGACGACAAGTACGTCAACAAGATTGCGAAGGTGGTGCGTCAGATCACGGGCCACAATCCGCTTGTTATTCACCACGGCGTGCCAGGTGTGTCGGAATCAATCAAGAGGTTTCGCGAGTCTCGCGATCCTTCCGACAGGTTCATCGTCAGCATTAAGCAGTTTGGAGAAGGCGTTGACATTCCGAGGTGTCGCGTTGGCGGATACCTCAGCAACATCTCGTCGGAGATGTATTTGCGTCAGGTGGTTGGTCGGTACGTGCGCTACGAGCGAGGAAAGGGCAGTTCGCAGTACGCCGTCATGGTCATGCCTGACGTTCCGGCGTTCCGTTTGTTTGCTAGCCAGGTTGAGCAGGAAGCCAAGGTTGGTATCCAGCAGGCCGAGGAGCGTCGCCGGGCTGACGATAGCGCTAATCGCGACAACGAAGACCGCCCGATGGTTCAGACGGTCAGCGTCGTCGGCGAGGGCGGAAGCCTGGTGATGTCTGGCGACCTGTTCAGCCTTGAAGACGATACAGTTCGGCGGGCTGAGGCGATTGCCGCTGAGTTTCCAACGTACCCGGTCGGAGACCTAGCCCGCATCATTAGTCGATCGTCGGTGGCCGACACGGCGTGCGCGGTGGCGGAGCCGCCGATGAACGTTCGATGCAAGCAGCTGCGGAGTCAATGCAACTCGCTGGCGTTCTCTGTGGCTAAGGCCTGTCCTGACGATTTCCCAAGCGTCAAGGACGTTCACGCAGAAGTGAATAGGCGGCAAAACGTTCCGCGCGGCGTTAAGAACGGGCAGAAATGGATCGAACACAACCGCGGGGCAGATGGTCTTAATCAGCGTTTGGAAATCCTTCGCAACATGAAGGAGGAATACGCATGAGCGAAGACGCTGAAACGGTCGTGCGTGCGGCCCAGCACGCGCTTATACACGGCGGTCAGTTCCTTGAGACTCTGCCGAAGATGGTGCTGAAGATCGGCAAAGGACGCTTATGGGACAAGCTCAAGCCGCGCGGACGCGATGCGTTCGCCGAGTTCTCCGACTTTGCGACGCATCCTCTACCCGATGGGCTTGGGTGCGACATCGGCCGGCTGATCGACCTGTGCAAAGGACACGACAAGGCGGTGAAGTTTCTGGAGGCGCAGCAAGGTCGAGAGCAGAAGGAAACTATCGTGCAGGGGAAACATTCATCTTCTTTATCTGATAAGGAAGAGACTCCGTCGGGAGGGACTGGCTCCGCGTACCTCCTGCGCCGCCTTGCCCGACTGGGCGACGACTGGATGGACCGATACGAGGCTGGTGAGTTCTCCAGCGTCCGCCAGGCGGCCATCGCCGCCGGCATCGTCAAGGTGCCAAGCGTGCTCGACAAGCTCCGCACGCTCTGGGCGAAGGCAACGGAAGCCGACCGCCGCACATTCATGGATGAGGTGAGCCATGGCCGGTGAATGGATTCCCATCGACTGCAACCTCGCCACGAAGCCCGAAGTGCTCGAGCTCGTGGACGAGACTGGCGAACCGCAAGACGCGGTGATTGGCCGCGTCGTGCAGCTGTGGCTGTGGGCCGCGATGAACTCTGAGGATGGCACGGCCCGCATGACAGTGCGGCGTCTGGCCCGGCTGATTGGTGGCAGTGACACGTTCTGGGCGGGCGTCCAGCGTGTCGGCTGGCTTGAGGTGGACGAAGTTTCGGGGACTGTGGCGATCCCAGGATGGGAGCGTCGGTTCTCTTCTTCGGCCAAGGCTCGGGTGCAGGCTGCTGTCCGTCATGCCAAGGATAGGGAGGTGCGGCGCTCGTGCGCCCAGGGTGAGGGCGCTGATGCGTCGGACCATGGGCGCTCGTGCGCCCCAGAATTAAGAGGAGAAGAGAAGAGAAATTCATCCTCCTCCACGCGAGTGACATGGGGAGAAATCCAGAAAGCATGGGAGGCCAGTGGGCTGAAGCCCTGGAAACTGGAACGCCCGCCAAAGCAGAACGCCCACCTGGCGGACGATCCCGACTGGTGCCGCGATGCCTTGGCCGCCATTGAGAGGCTGCCTAAATGCCGGTTCTTCAAGACGCCGGCCACGATGCTGCAGCTGTTCTCGCCAGGCTTCGTTGACAAGGTGCTGGCTGGCTCGTTTGACGATGCGCCCGGCAAGCAGTCTGGCCGTGACTTCGCAGACGCGCCAGCACCGCCACGAGCATTCACTGGCGACGTAGCCGAAGCGTTTGACCGTACCCGTAGAAAACTTGCAGCCGCCAAGGAGGGCACATGACCCCAGAGAACACCACCACCGACGAGCGTCTGCCGCTCACGCCTTCGCAACAGCGGGCGTACGACTTCATTGCGTCCACCGCCGGCATGTGGGGGCCAAGCGTCCGCGAGATCGCGGCCGGGCTCGCCTACAAGAGCCCTCACGCTGTGACGGGAATGCTCGAGCAGCTGGAGCGTAAAGGCTGGATTGTCCGCGAGCCGGGAAAGTCCCGTGGAATCAGGGTGCGAACATGAACACCGAAAAGCTCATCAAGCGTCTGCTGATTTTGCAGGGTGGATGCGTTCAAGCCAGCGAAGACGCTGACAACTGGAGCATGCACGACGCCCTCGTTGCGAACGCTCGCACCATCGGCATTGCCATTGCGGCAATCAAGACGCTGACGAGCGAGAACCAGCAGCTGCGTCAGCGGCTCGTCAAGCAGGCCATGTACTTCGAGCAGATTGAGGCGAAGCAAGAGCCGAAGGGATGGCCGCTGCTGGAAGACGAAGGAGAAGGGCTATGACGCTCACGGACTTCGTGTGGTTGGCAATCGGTGAAACACTTCTCGCGGGCACTTTCGCTCTCGGGATTCTTGTAGGGGTAGCTCTTAATCGAAAGGGCCAAAGGAATGGCGACAGCAACGAAAGAACGGAAGACGAGTGGAATCACGCTGACAACCTCAACGCTACGGGCGGCCCTGGCCGACGTGCTCAGGGCTGTGCCGACAAGGCACGCGAAGCCCATCCTGGGCAACGTCCTACTCGGTGACGGACTGCTGACTGGCACGGATCTCGAGGTGCGGATTGACCGCGAGATTGAGTACCACGGTGACGCCATGCTGCTGCCGGCCCACAGGCTCAACGCCATCCTGCGGGCCGCGACCGGCGACGAGGTGGTGCTGAAGGTTGGCGAGTCCAGCGTGACGGTTAAGTGCGGTGCTGGCTCGTGGACGCTGCCAACCGAGGACGCCGCAGAGTTCCCAACGTGGGACGCTGGCGATCTGAAGGCCATCTGCCGCCTGCCGGCGGATCAGTTCTGCCGTGCTGCCAAGGCTACGACGTACGCCACGGACAGTGAGAGCAGCCGCTACGCACTGGGCGGCGTGATGCTTGACGTGGAATCAACCGCAGACGGTTCGCGGCAGCACTGGGTTGGCACTGACGGGCGACGCCTGGCGTGCGTCGAGACTGAAAGTGACGATGCCGTGGACGCCTCGCAGACCATCGTGCCGGCTAGGTTGCTGTCCACGGTGGCAAGCATGGCCACGGGTGACGGCAGCGTGCAGGTTGAGTCCAACGGCAAAGAGGTTCGGTTCTCGCTGGACGGCTGCACCATCACGGGCAGGCTCGTGGACGGCCGTTATCCACGGTGGCGTGACGTTGTTGGCGAGGCCGAAGGTGAGCCTACGGTGATCGACGTAATTGAACTGCTCCAGGCGGTGCAGTCCGCTGCCATCGTCACCAGTGAGCAGAGCAAGGGAATCAACCTGACGTGGACGGCCAACACGCTGGTGCTCGTGGGCCGCTCGAGCGAGTACGGCGAGAGCCGGGTGATTTGCCCGACGATCGCGGCCGGCTCGACGGCATCGACAAAGTTGGACCCGAAGTTCATGGCTCAGTTCCTGGCCAACCTGCCGAGCGACGAAGAGCCGCACGTCGATGTCTACGTGAAGGACGCTCAGAGCCGTGTGCTTCTCCGCTGCGGGCCGTACACCGGAGTCATCATGCCGCTCGCGGAGGACGCATGAAGGCCAGCGAAGCATCACGCAATCACTCGCGGGCTGATCTCGTCTTGCTGCACCAGTTGTGGACCGAAGGCGTTCCGGCCGCAGAGATTGCTGAGCGGTTTGGCGTTGCTTATTCTACCGTTACGAAGTGGGCACAGCGGTACAAGCTGCCACGCAGGACGCTGCACCCGGCTGACGAGCCAGAGGCACCGACGCCAGAGGACGATGCTGCATCGCTCGACGGGCTGGCGTTGTCGCCTTGGGTTGAGGAGCGTGCGAAGGTGGTGAGGGAGAAGCACTACGACAGCAGGCGGCGAGAGGAGCCATGCAACACGCAAAGCAAGGTGAGCAAGTGGCGTCACGGGATCTGCCAGCCGAGAGGCGTGGCGTGACAGAACGCTGCGATCAGCGGCTCGTCCGCTGCATCGCGTGGTTCTGTGAGCGTAGAAAACAGGAGAGACGATGAGACACTCGTTTCAGGTGATGGAAGAGTTGGGGGCCGAGTGCGATCGACTTGGAGTGCGCGTGGTTGACGTTCACGGGGATGTCGGGCCTGCGTCAGACTTCCTCGCTACGGTCGCCCGCTACATCGAAGCCCGAGAGAAGGAGAGTCACGGCCGCCGATGGATTCCGATCTCCGAGTCTCTGCCGCAGGCCGACGACGGGACGCCAGACGCGACTTTCCTTGTGTGGAATCGCACGGACGTTATCCAGGCATGGCGCGAGCAGGACGGCCGTTTCACTGGCGTCACTCGCGAGCATATCCCGCGAGTGACGCATTGGATGCCGATGCCAGCCCCGCCAACGGATAGCAAGTAGCCACAGAACACGCAGGATAAGCGGCGGCTCCGCCGTCCGCTTCATCCGCTGGTTCTAGGTCGAACATTTGAGGAAGACGGAAATGGCGAAACCATGGGAAGGCCCGTTTATCTGGCGAACCGACGACACTCGTTGCATCAAGTGCGACGAGCAGGGGCGATATCGCCTTTCTGTCCGTGGCATAACTGTTTGGGCTTGCCGCGAACACGCCATTGAGGCGATGCAGTCGAAAGAAGGCGGCGGCTATACGCTTGAGGACGCAAAGGGCTTGTGTTCGGAACTTGACCGCGAGGAAGAGGATCGGCTTAACACGCGAACGTCAAGGTGGATACCAGTTGCCGAGTCGATGCCAGAGGACGGCGTGACTGTCATGCAGGCGGTCGCAGGACGGCCCGGCGTGGCATCTGGCGTAACGCACAAGGGCGTGTGGTGGGATGTGCTTTGCGGGCGTCCGCAGCAAGCACAGCCGACGCATTGGATGGAACTCCCGGCCCCGCCGGTTGTGTGCAAGTAGACCTAGAACCAGTGATTATGCGGTTCCCGATAGCGTCCCTCGTTGCTGCATAGTACGCCGCCGATTCCCACCACACGGCCGCGAGAATCTGATTTACGCCGCTATCGTGGTCCGCATAGTACGCCGCAGGCGGTTTGCTTGACAGCGTTGCCATTCTGCGTGAGTCCCGGCAGACACCGGGAGTTCACGGAGGATTACCATGATTCGTTGTCTTTTGGTTTTGCTTGCTGCCCTGGCCTGCATTCACGCCAACGCCGACACCACCGTGGTGGCTCGTCGTGGCTCTGTCATCAGTGCCCAGGATCACGCCGTCGTGATTGCTCGCCGTGGCTCGCTGGTTCACAGCAGCTGCGGACAGTACGAGGGGATCGGTACAGGCTCAACGCCTGAGCAGGCCCGGCGCAACTGCTGCTTCTTCGGGAAGCGTGTGATCGTCGAGGAAGGCGTGGCGTACTCGCCCGTGGTTCGTCGCTGGTTCGCGGTGATTCGCTATCGTTGATGCACGCCGTGTCATTCACCGTCGCAGGGCAGCCCGTCCCACAGCCGAGGCCACGAGTCTCGACTGCGGGCGGGTTCGCCCGTGCGTACGTGCCAGGCGAGCACCCAGTGCATGCGTACCGCGAGGCTATCGCAGCAGCTGCTCGAGCGGCTGGGCTCACGACAACCGGCGAGCCGCTGAACGTGGTGATTGACGCGGTGTTTGAGCGGCCGAAGTCCCACATGCGAAAGGCCGGCGTGAAACCCGACGCACCGAAGTTGCCAAGGCCCGACGTGGACAACATTGCCAAGGCCGTGCTTGACGCATTGCAGGACGTGATTGGCGATGACTCGCTGGTTGGCCGATTGGTGGTGGAAAAGTCCTACGGCCAGGAGGCACGGACTACCGTGCGAGTGTCGTGAGGGAATCGCAATACGATTCGCTCTGTGGATACCAGCGGCATTCGCTTGGGCTAATGTCTTCGCACACCTACGAGGTGGACGCCAAGCGACTGGGGTTCACGCTGGCGAGGTACAAGTTCGTGGCCAAGGTGCTGGCTGGTGCAGATTGCGTGCTTGAGGTTGGGTGCGGCGACGGCTTCGCCACTCGCGTGGTGGCTCAATATGTCGGCAACGTGATGGCCACCGACTTTGACGACGCTTTCATTTCAGAGGCATGCAGCCGGCAGCATCTGGCGAACGTCACGTTTCAACAACACGACATGATCGCAGGCCCAAGGCTCACGCCTAGCGGCCTGCAGTTCGATGGTGCCTACGCCCTGGACGTGCTTGAGCACATACGCCAAGAGCACGAGGGCGCATTTCTTGGCAACGTGGCCCTAAGCATCGGGCAGCATGGCACGTTTATCTGCGGCATGCCGTCGCTTGAGTCTCAGCCGCATGCGTCGGATCTCAGCAAGGCCGGGCATGTGAACTGCAAGACCGAAGGAGAACTCAGGATCACGCTGAAACGCTTCTGGCGAAACGTGTTTGTGTTCGGAATGAACGACGAAACGCTACACACCGGCTTTGGCCCAATGTGTCACTACCGGCTAGCCATCTGCACTGGGGCAAAACTATGAGCGTTTCCGTTGTGATTCCAACCCGCAACAGGGCGGCCACGCTCAGCCGTGCGATTGTCTCGGCTGCTTCTCAGAACCCGCTCGAGGTGCTCGTCGTGGATGACGCCAGCACCGATGACACGCCCGGCATCGTTGAGCAGCTGTGTGGCGTCTACTCGTGCATTCGGTATGAGCGTCATGCGTCCAAGTCCGCCGATTGGCAAGAGGCCATGGCTGAGTTCTACCGCACGCTCGCCGGTTCGCACGTCATTCACATGGGAGCGGATGACTGGCTGGCCAATGGCGTTGTCGATAGCGTCAATCGGCATCCTGATTCTGCCGTGGTGTTCCACGACTACTGGGTTGCTAACACTGATGGCACGCAGATTGGTGCCGTCTCAAACGGCTTTGAATCGGTGACGCACATGAGCGCGGCTCAAGTGTGCAGCAGGCTGGTGAAATACCCGTACCCAACAGAAACCGGCATTGGCAGTGGCATGCGTCTTGATTGCCTGCGATGGCTAGAGGCCAAGCAGTTCTGGCGCATGGGCCCGTGGTCTGACGCCATCGGGTTTGCCGCAGTCGCCGCGTTGTGGGGCTGCGTGTTTGTGCCAGGTGCCGGCGCGACGTTCACACAGGACGATCACGGTTACGGTGCCACGAACCGAAACAGCGCAGAGTCAACTCGCTACATGGCTGAGTGCGTGTCTTTCTTGGCATCGTCTGGCGTTCCGAGCGACGCTGCGGCAGCCCTGTGTAGAAAGCGAGGCGTGTATGCCTGAGATGCCATCTAATCTGTGGCAGCCGCATGAGCCCTTTTTGCAGGACTACGCCCAGCGTGCTGAAGAAGGCGCGGCTCGGCTGCGAAACTCGCGGGTTGCTTTCGTTGGGCTGGCCCGAAACTGCGCCGTTCGACTTGCACAGAACCTTGGCCTGCTCGAGCAGCTGCAGGATCTGTGCGGCTCGTGGTCGCTGCACATTGAGAGCAACGACTGCACTGACGCCACGCTGGACGTGCTGCACGACTACTGCCGCGAGAAGCCACAGGCCACGTTTCACTATCAGATTCTCGGCCGCGAGCAGCACAGTGCCGAGTTCGCCGGCCGTCGCACGATCGCCCTGGCTGAATACCGCGACTCATGCCAGCGGTGGGTGCGTGCGTGCTCGCCTGACGCCGACTATGTGTGCGTCATTGACTGGGACGCATGGGGCGGGTGGAACCACAGTGGCGTGCTGAACGGCTTCGGCTGGCTCGTTGAGTTGCAAGGTGCCTACGGCATGGCCAGCACAAGCCTGTTCCAGTACGACTTCGGAAACGGGCCGTCGTGGCACCATTACGACTTGTGGGCCTTGCGTGGCGTTGGGCAGGCCGATTGCTACTGGGACACATACCAGAATGGGTATGGCGGCTTTGGCTACACATGGCTGCCGCCGGTTGGCTCGCCGCCCGTGCTCGTCTCGTCTGCGTTTGGCGGCATGTGCATATACCGCACTGACGCCTACCTGCGTGGAACGTACGACGGCACGACGGACTGCGAGCATGTGCCGTTCCACCAGAGCATTGCCCGAGCCACTGGGCAGCACCTGTACCTCAACCCGTCGCAGCGAATGCTAATGAGTTGGATGGAGACTGCCAATGCGGCGAACAGTCTCGACGGCGTGTAAGTCGTTCCAAGCGTTGCTGACAAACGTGTGGGCGTCTGGTTCCACATACGCTGAGATGACTTCGTTTTTTGGCGTGAGCCGAGATCAAATCATTCGGCTACGCGACCGGCTGCACCTGCCGCTACGCCTAGACCGCAGCAAGAGAAAGAAGGGGCCGAGGCACGGCGACCCGACGCCGGCAGAGATTCGCCAGCAGTGTGCCGCCATCAAGGCGAAGCACCTGGCCGACAAGTTGGCTGAGCCAGCCGACAAGGCTTACCGCAAAGCCGAAAACGATTTCATCCGGTTTCGGTTTGATGCACCGCACGAACGTGGTGACGATCCGATTGAGGGCCTGATTGACGGCATGAGGGGCGAATGATGGCAAAAGAGAAGGACGCAATCGTTCGCCGCATCGTCGTGGAATACGGGCGGCTGTACGTGTACGCCTACTACACGGACGGCAATGCCAAGGTGCTAGAGGAAGAAGTGTGGCAGCAGCCGTTTCGCCTGGACGCCAAAGACGCACACGAAGAAGCCAAAGACATTTGGCAGTTTCTCTACCAAGAACTGCAGGACACCGTGCTGCACTCAACTGCAAGTATCGACGAGGAAGAGGCAGAATCAGACGAGGAGGACTGATCATGCCCGCATACGAAGCCACGCCCGCCGAGCTCGAGCAGTACGGTGCGAACCTCAACATCTGGCAGCAGATTGCCCTTTTGCAGGCGTGGTCGCCTCTGATTGGCTACGGCCAGCGGCTCGTGAACGAGTCGGACCCGTACAAGAAGTCGCTCATCGTGGCCGAGGCCGCCGAATGGCTGGCCAGCAAGACAGACGCCAAGGCAGATGACCAGTTGGTGAAGCTCTTGGGCGACATCATCCGCACGCCGCAGGGCGAGGCCGTTGTGCGTTGGGCTCTGCTCCAAGTGGAGGCCGTCCGTTGAACGATGAGTCCGTCATACGCCTTGCTGCCGTGGTGGCGGCGGTTGCTTTGCTGGCCGCCCCGTACCGGAACGCAATCGCAGGCTGGCTCTCTGCGGCCACCGAAACCGCCAAGCAGCACCGAGCCAGCCTCGCCCGGCTCGCAGCCGCAGGGCTCTTGATCGCCGCTGCATGGGGGCAGATCCCAATGCCGCGAATGCCTGAAGGTGCCGTGCCCAGAATCGTTGTGGAGACGCCGAGCGTGGAGATGCAGGCCGTGGTGGCCCCGATTGCCCTGGCGATGAAAGGCATGCCGGCAGGTGACCGGCTTCTGTGGGCTCAAACGTGGACTAAGGCCGGCGTCGTTGTCGCCGGGGACGCTGTTACCACTGAGGTGGTCTTCACTGACACCCGCAGCCTCCGAGCCTTCACGGCGCTGGCCTTGGATATTGCATGGCGTCGAATCGGGCAACACGCCGCAGGTTCAAACGAGCCGCTACGGGCCGCCGTCGAGGCCGCCTATGGCCAGGTGCTTGGCAAAGACATTGTGCCGGTGACGGCCGACATGAGGGCACGGTACGTTGAACTCGCCAAGGCGATTGCGTGGGCTGGCCAAAACAAGGGTTGAGCGATGACGGGATTCGTTCCACTCTTTGGCTATCAGCCCAACCGTGCCGGCACCGATGCGTTCCTGTCTGCGCTCGACAAGCCAACGCTGGCGCAGGCCGGGCCTGATCTCGCCCTGGACGAGTCCAAGGACGTTTTTCTTGGCAACGCCCTTCTGCAGGTGAATCCCGGCTGGAAGCGTGGGGCTCAATCAATCGGTTCATGTGTCGGCTGGGGTTGGAGCCTTGCCGTTGACGTTTTGGCCAGTTGCGATGTCGTTTTGCGCAACGAGCCCGAGGCGTACGGCGGTGACACGCTCTGCGCCAGCGTCTACGGGTTCAGTCGTGTTGAGGTGCGTGGATCTCGCAACCTAGGTGGCGACGGTTCCTACGGCGGTGCTGCGGCCAAGGCCGTGAGCAACTACGGCACGCTGCACCTCGGCCAGGCGTACGGCACAAAGACTTACACAGAGCAAAGTGGCACGCTTGAAAAGTCGTGGGGCCGCGACGGCGTACCCGACAACCTCGAGCCGTTTGCCAAGCAGCACAAGGTGGCCAACGTCACGCTCGTAAGGACGTTTGAAGAAGCCGCCACGGCGATTCAGAACGGCTACCCGGTTGCAGTGTGCAGCGGCCAGGGCTTCAGCATGACGCTGCGTGACGGCTACCTCACGCCGTCTGGTAGTTGGGCACATTGCATGATGTTTCTTGGCGTGCGGTGGAAACCATACCCGGCCCTGTACTGCGAAAATAGCTGGGGCAACTGCTACACGGGCACGCCAGACAAGAACGTGCCGAAGCCGTTTCAGCTAAGCGGCGGATGGGTGAAGGCCGCCACATGCACAAGCATGCTTTCCGGCGAAGACTCTTTTGCCCTCGCCGGCTTCGAGGGCTTCAAGCCACGGCAAATGCCCGACAACTGGCTCAGGGGAATCCTGTGATGCGTTTTCTCGTCTGCCTGCTCGTCGTGTCCGGTTGCGTCGTGGCATCCATGCCACCGGATGACGGCTTGACTGCCGATCTAGCCTGCGAGACGGCCCGCATGGTGACGCAGCTGCGGCAAGAGATCGCCCCGACGCCTGTGACGGACGAGTGCGAGAACTGTCACGGCAAGGGCACTCTCGGTGACGGCAAGATCAGCACAACTTGTCCGGTTTGCGGTGGCACCGGAAAGAAGCCAAAGAGCGTGTGCCTCAACTGTAAATGACACTCTCAGAACTTCACGAATCCGTGTGGAACGACTTGCCGCTCACCAAGCGGGTAGCAGGACGTGCCCGCGTTGCTCGCATCATCAACCGGGCGCTGAAGAAATGGCCCGTGGCGGTGCTTCGCCAGTGCGATGAGCAAGAAGCTGAAGTTGTCGGCGTCCACCTGGCCCGCAGCATCAAGCGAGAAGAGCACAACGAGGTTGGCATGGGGTTCATTCTCGCCATGGTGCTTGGCACGCTCATCAGCGAAATCATCAAGCAACTGCTGAAGAAGTGGTGGGCGAACCACGAAGAAATGACGGAGCTTTGCCGATGACCGAGGCCGCTAAGGACACGCTTTACAGCATCATTGAACGGTGGGGATTTCCTACTTTGGTCGCCATTGCCTGCGGCTGGGTGCTACGCCAGGACGTGCTGCTGCCGCTCGTTGAAGAACACCGATCTTTTGTGCAGAGCCTCAGCGAGACGCAACGCGAGATCAGCAAGGCCGTGAGCGAGCAGACAAGGTTGCTTTACGCCCTACAGCCTCGAGCGGCAGAACAGCAGGAGAACTAAGCCATGGGGATGAGCCCGAAACTATTGAGGCCGCGAGCAACAGGCTTCACGCCTCGCTCAATCAGCGGCCTTTCTATCTGGCTTGATGCCAACACGTCCGGGTCACTCTTTCAAAACAGCGACGGCACCTCCTCGTCTGTTGCGGCCGACGATCCTGTTGGCTACTGGAAAGACCTTAGCGGCAACGGACGCCATTACACGCAATCCACAAACAACAACCGGCCGCTTCTGAAGCTTGCAACGCACAACGGCAAAAACTCGCTGTACTTTGATGGCTCTGTCAGCCTGCTGGGGATCACAAACTCAGCAACTAATATCGTCAACGCCAATATCTGCGATTCCAGTGGGGCGTGTGCTTTTGTCGCGTATGAGCCAAACAGCGATACGCAGTACGCGGTCTTGAAAACCGGTTATTCCGCTTCTGGCTATGACCGATTTAACACCAGCAACTATCACGGGTGCTTCAGGGCTTCGCGATTTGGTGGGCTAGTCAACCCCGCCCCGTCTTCTGGCAAAACAATCCTGACAAGTTCGTCGGTGGTGGCTTCCGACAAGCAGGCGTTTCGGGTTAACGGAACAGAACTTCAATCGCAAACGTGTGCTACCACATATGCGACTTGGCGTGCCTTTTCCAGCCAAGCGTGGAGCGTTGGGGCAGACGCCGCCTATCTCGCTGGCTGGGTGTGCGAGGTGATCATTCTTGGCCGTGCTGCCACCGACGCCGAAATCGCAAAGGTCGAAAAGTACCTGAGTTCTAAATACGGGATCACCATCGCATGAATCAGCGATTCTTCCGAGCCGAAGAAAACGCCTACGAGCTGGCGCGCGCTACATTGGATGTTGCGTGGGGGCTTCCGAGTCACGGTCAGCTGACGTGTATTGAGCCGGCGGTTACGGCACCGAGAAGGGCAGACGGTCAGGTCTACTTGGCGACATACGATACGTTCTGCGACTACGAGGCCGCAGCCGAGCTGCTTCCGCAGTTGCTCGCCAGCGGTGCAGTGGAGGAGATCACAGAGGCCGAGTACCGTGCCGCCGTAGAGTCTCCTAGTCCTGTGAGCTAGTGAACTGCAAGAGTTGCCGCAGATTCCCGTACAGTAACGGCAGAGGCCACGATTCGGGCACGACCCGAGCCACACACTGAGGAGCGATCATGAGTCAGGTACGCATCCGCCGAAGCTTTCGCGTTGTCACCGCCACGGTTGCGACGGCCACGGCCAGCTGCACGACGCTGCGGCTCGAGGACATGGCAGGCGCTGTGATGCAGCTGCCGACGATCACGACGAATGCCGCGACGATCAACGTCTGGGGAAACACCACGGACGCTGGCACGTTCGCTCAGTTGTACGGCTCTGACGGCTCGGTGGCTTCTATTACGCTGGCCCCCAGCACGACGAATCAAACGATGTACGCTCTGCCCGACGCAGCCTATGCCGTGCCATACGTCAAGCTTGTGGCAGCCAACACCAACGCCACGGCAACTGTGTCGATCGTGATGAAGTCCTAGTGCCCACCCGCATCCCAATCCACAGGCCGCTGCGTCTGCGTCCCGCCCGCAAGCGAGACGAGAGCACCCGCCCAAACGCGGCAGCCCGTGGGTATTGCTCCAAGGCTCACAGGGCGTGGCGGCAGGCCGTGCTGACGCGAGACGCTTGGACGTGCAGGGAGTGCGGTCGCGTCTGCGGTGGCCCTAAGGAGGCACAGGCTGACCACGTAACGCCGATTAGCCAAGGCGGCGAGCGGTACGACGTTCAGAACGGGCAATGCCTCTGTATCGCGTGCCACGCACGCAAGACGCTGCGAGAACGCGGCGACCGGGGGCGGGTCGGAAGTATGGGCGAGCCGGTTATATAAACCCCGTGGTATCCCTCTGCGTGCGTGCGGGAGAAATCCGACGCCGTTTTTTAAGAGCCAATCGCAATGGGCCGAAAACCAAAGCCAACCGCCATCAAGATTCTTGAAGGCACCCAACGCGGCCCGGCCAAACGTGAGCCGTCCGCGCCTCCCGGCACGCCGCCGATTCCGGAACGCCTGGCCGTTGAGCCGATTGCGGTTGCCAAGTGGCACGAACTCGTTGACATCCTTGCGAGCATGGGAGTGCTGACCACGGGTGACGGCGAAGCTTTGGCCACGCTATGTGAAGTCCACGCAGCTGCTCAAGCCTGCCTGCTCGAGCTCAGGGCCAGCGGACCGACGATCAAAACGGATCTCGGTGGCGTCAAACCGAATCCCGCCGGCAGTCTGTATCGCGGGCTCGTCGTGTTGCAGGCCAGCCTGATGGGTGACTTCGGACTGACACCGAGCAGCAGGGTGCGACTTGGGACGAAAGCCGAAACGCCCAAAGACGACCTCGAGGCGTTCTTCGCCTCCGAAGGTGCCTAAGCTTTCGCCTGCTGGCGAGGCTAAGTACCGGCGAGTGGTGCGGTTCTTTGAAGGCGTGCTGCGTCACTCAAAGGGCCAGCATTCCGGCGAGCACTTCAAGCTCTTGCCGTGGCAGCACGACATCTTCCGCGAGCTCTTCGGCCGGCTGAAGCCCGATGGCATGCGGCAGCATCGCGTGGCCTACATTGAGGTGCCCAAAAAGAACGGCAAGTCCACACTGCTTGCAGGCATCGCCCTGTACATGCTCCTGGCCGACGAGGAGCCGGGGGCGGAAGTCTACGGTGCGGCCTGCGACCGAGAGCAGGCAGGCATCATCTACCGCGAAGCCGCCGCGATGGTGCGGGCGTCACCTGCCCTGTCCAAGGTGCTTGAGGTGGTGGACAGCCGCAAGACGATCATTCACCGAGCCAGCAACTCGTTTTACCGGGTGCTGTCGGCTGATGCGTTCCGTGCCGAAGGGCTCAACATTCACGCCCTGCTCTTTGACGAACTTCACGCCCAGCGTGATCGCCGCCTGTGGGACGCACTCAGGTACGGCGGTGCTTCCCGCCGGCAACCGCTGCTGCTGTCCATCACCACTGCCGGCGAGTTGGACCGCAAGGCACTCTGGTGGGAGCAGCGAACGTATGCCGAGCGGTGCGCCGCAGATCCGACGCTAGACCCTGCCTTCTTTGGCTGCGTCTACAAGGCCGACGAAGCCGATGACCCTTTTGCGGAAGCGACGTGGCACAAGGCCAACCCATCACTGGGCCACACCATCACGCTGGAGTCATTCGCGGCAGACGCGCTAGAGGCCAAGAACAGCCCCAGCAAACTCAACTCGTTCCTGCGTTACCGTCTCGACGTGGCCACGGCGTCAGACGTGCGGTGGATTCTGCCAGATAAATGGGCAGCATGCGGTGGAGAACTTCGCCAGCTCGACGGCCGCCAGGCGTACGTTGGGCTGGACTTGTCGAGCACCACTGACTTGACCTGCGCCGTGTATCTCTTCCCAGACGATGACGGCACCTTTGACGTACTGCCATTCTTCTGGGCTGCGTCCGAGAACGCTCAAGGCCGGGCACACCGGGACAAGGTGCCCTATCTTGACTGGGCCAAGGAACGTACTGAGTACGGGCCGCTGCTACGGCTCACGGACGGCAATGCCACCGACTACGACACCGTGCGGCGAGACATCAACGAAATCAGCAAGCGTTTCGTGATTCGGCAGATGGGAATTGATCCCTGGAATGCCCAACACGTCGCCCAGCAACTGCAAGCAGATGGCTATGACATCGTAGCCTTTAGGCAGGGCTTCGGCTCAATGTCGAGCCCAGCCAAGTTCTTGGAGACGTTGGTTCTCGGCGGCAAGCTGCGGCACGCCAATAACCCGCTGCTGTCGTGGATGGCCAGTTCCGTGGCAATCGAAATGAACCACGCAGGCGACATCAAATTAAGCAAGAGCAAAAGCACAGAACGCATTGACGGCATGGTGGCACTCGTGGAAGCAGTTGGCCTGTGGCAGACGGCAACCGCACCGAAGCCAGAACAAACTTGGGAAATCCACACGATATGATCGCCAACGCCGAGACGCCCGAGAAGTCGTATCGCATCATTGATCTGCGCGGCTCGTACGGCGACGGGTGGAGCGAGTCGCCTGCTCGAGGCCCGGCCGGGGTTCGCATCACGCCCGAGACTGCGCTGATGTGCTCGGCGGTGCTGGCGTGCGTGCGGCTGATTGCCGAGAACGTGGCTACGATTCCACTGCACCTGTACCGGCGGCTGGCAGAAGGCGGCAAAGAACGTGCCCGCGATCTGCCGCTGTATCGGATTCTGAGCCAAGCACCCAACGGCTGGCAGACTAGCTTTGAGTTCCGCGAAATGCTGACGGCTCACTGCCTGCTCTATGGAAACGCTTACGCGGAGATCCGCAGCGGTTCCGCCGGGGCTGTGACTGAGCTCTGGCCGCTGCACCCGTCACGAATGAAGGTGACGCAGCTGGAAGACGGCACGCTGCGGTACTGCTACCGCGAGCAGAACGGCAGTGAAACGTACTACCGACAGGATCAGATTTTTCACCTGCGGTGGCTGAGCCAGGACGGCGTGACGGGCATGCTGCCAATCACGCTCTCGCGTGACGCTATCGCCTTAGCCCAGGCCCTTGAGGCTCACGGCGGCTCGTACTTCGGCAACGCCTGCCGGCTGTCGGGGCTTATGGAGAGCGACAACCCGATAACGGTTGAAACTGCCGAGCGTTTGCGTGAGCAGTTTGAGCGTATCCACCGTGGTGCTGATCGTGCCCACAGGACGGCTGTACTGCCGCAAGGCGTGCATTGGAAAGACGTGCAGGCGAGCAACGAGGCAAGCCAGTTCCTTGAGACGAGGGCGTATCAGACGGTTGAGATTTGCCGTGCGTACCGGGTGGACCCGTCGTATGTGCAAGACAAGACCAAGGTGGGCTACGCGAGCCAAGAGCAGGCCGCCATCGACTTGGTTCAACAGACGTTATTGCCGTGGTTCCGCCGTTGGGAATCCGCCATCACGCGGGATCTCGTCACGCAAGATGACATCTATTTCGCTGAGTTTGATACCCGTGGCCTGCTGCGTGGCGACTTGGCCGCCCAAGGTGCATGGCTGCAGACGATGCTCACCACCGGCATCTACAGCGTGAACGAGTGCCGCGAGGTTCTGAATATGAACCCGATTGGCCCAGAGGGCGATCAGCGGTACATGCAGATGAACTTGACCACCATGCAGGGCATCGCTGCCGATGCCAGCGTGGGTAATGCTGGCGAGCCCGCACCGGCCGACAATCTGCCCGTTTCGTACACCGACGAACTACTCAACGGCGAGACGCCGTCGGAAGGTGCCGTTAAGCCTGCCGGCCCAATGCCACGCTCTCGCAAGCCCCGCAAGAAGCCAAATGGCTAAGTACGACAATATCGACTTCACGCCACCTGATGGAGTCCGCAAGGAGGCCGCCAGAGGGCTGGCATGGCGCGACAAGTTCAACCGTGGCGGCACCGCCGTTGGCGTGGCTCGAGCCCGTGACTTGTCCAACGGAACGACGATCAGCCCCGACACCGCACGCCGCATGGCGTCGTTCTTCGCTCGTCATGAGGTGGACAAGAAGGGCCAGGGATTCCAGCCCAGCGAAGACGGCTTTCCCAGTGCTGGGCGTATCGCCTGGGCTCTGTGGGGCGGCGATCCCGGCCAAGCATGGGCAAGCAAACTCACCCGGCAGATGGATGCCGCAGACAACGAGGGCCGAAGCATGAACATTGAGATGGAACGCCGCTGCGTGGCTCTTCCGCTGACGCTCGAAACCCGTGACGCCGGCAAGGCGTATATCGGGGGCTATGCGGCCAAGTACAACGTACGCAGCACGATGCTGGGGACGTTCCGCGAGCAGATCATGCCGGGGGCGTTTACCCGTGCCCTCAAAGAGCAGGCGCACCCAGTCGTAGCGTTGTGGAACCACGACCCCAACTACGTGCTGGGCTCAACCCGCAGCGGCACGCTGACGGTGGACACGGATGACGAGGGTATGCGGTACAGCGTTGAGGTGCCCGACACGCAGCTGGGCCGGGATCTTTCCACGCTCATCGCTCGAGGTGACGTGTGGGGCTCAAGTTTCGCCTTCGTCATTGGCGAGGAATCGTGGGACAAGGACGAAGACGGCACGGCCCTGCGTAGCGTGATTTCGGTGGAAGGCGTCTACGACGTTTCACCAGTTCTGACGCCAGCGTATGAGCAGGCCACTACGGGCGTGGCGGTTCGCAGCTATGAGCGGTTCCTACAATCGCACCGACCGGCGCTGAAGCTGCCGGCACTTCGACGGGATGCGAAGACCGAAAAGCAGATTCGCAGGTTTCTGAGGCAGCATGGCCACAAAGTCGGGTGATGTTTGCGAGTGCCGGGCGGCACGCTATGGCGTGTATGCGTCGGTGGATAAGGGCGGCGTCTGCACTCGTTATCTGCGATGCCCCGCGTGCCGAAAGACGGCCAAGCACGTCGTGAAGTCGTGCGAAATACGCAGGCGTTCTGTACCTAGTTAGGTACTCACGTCACATCCTGCTTCTGCAAGGACTGCCCGGCCCGGCTCTACCGTGCGAATAGGTCATTACCTACCGCACACAGGAGCCACGCACATGGCCGCCAGCAAAGTCAAAGAACTCCTCGACGAACTCGCCGCCACTCTCGCTGAGCTCGGCATGCTCGATGAAGAGGGCGCTGCGGAAGAGGCTGGCGAGAACACGGACGGCACGCCCGTTGAAGGCGAGCGATCCGCCGTTGAGGCCGTCGAGGCACGCCAGGCGAAGTACGACGCCCTGCTTGCCAAGGCTGAGCGGATCAAGGCCGCGATTGCCAAGAGCGAGGCCGCTGAGGCCCGCAAGGCTGAACTGCTCAAGGTTCTGCACCGCGCTGCACCCGTGGAGACAACCGACGTGAAGACTCGCATTGAGCCCATTTCGACCCGTGGCTACAAGCCCGGCATTTTCGAGTCGCCCGAAATGGCCCACCGCTGCGGCCAGTGGCTCAAGGCTCACTTCGGTGACCGGAACGCCCGGCAGTGGTGCTCGGATCATCTCGGCACTGAGTACCGCGACATGAGCGGCCAGGTGAACAGCCTCGGCGGCAACCTCGTGTTTGAGGACTTCAGCAACACCATCATCCGCCTTGTCGAAAAGTTTGGCGTGGCGATGAACGTTTTCCAAAACGTCACCATGTCGAGCGATACCCTGCTCGTGCCTCGGCGTCTGACGGGCGTGACCTCGTACTGGCTGGGTGAAAACTCGACCATCACGACGAGCGATCCGACTGCCACGATGGTGCAACTGGTGGCCAAGAAGCTGGCGTGTGCCACCAAGGTGAGCAACGAGCTCTTGGCCGACAACGCGATCTCGGTTGCGTCGTGGCTGGCCCAGGAATACGCCACCTCGCTGTCTGCTGCCATTGACGATGCGGCGTTCAACGGAACCGGCACCAGCACCTACGGCGGCATCCGTGGTCTGGCTCAGATCGACGATGGCACGCACACCGCGTCGATTCAGTCGGCGGCAACCGGCAACACCACGATTGCCAGCCTTGACATTGATGACTACCTGGCCTGCTTGGCAAAGCTTCCCCGCTACGCCATCGGCACCTCGGCCTGGTACATGCATCCGAGCGTCTACCACAACAGCGTGCAGCGCATGATGCTGTCGAGCGGCGTGGCTGGCAGCGGCACCATCGGTGCTCTGTCGGGCGGCAACACGGCGGCCAACCTGGCTCAGGGCACGCCTAACACGTTCCTTGGCCTGCCCGTCGTGTGGGTGCTCAAGATGACTGCGGCCCCCACCACCGGCACCATCGCTGCCTACGTCGGCGACCTGTCGCTGGCTGGCATCATGGCGGTGAAGTCCGACATGCAGGTTGCGACGAGCACCGATCGCTACTTTGAGGCTGATCAGACTGCCTTCCGTGCGATTCAGCGGCTCGACATCAACGTGCATTCGCTCGGCTCAACCACCGAAGCCGGCCCGGTTGTGGCTCTCAAGCTCGCCTGAACCTGACTCACCCTTCCCTGGAGAACTTTGAACCATGAACCATGCCAGCGGTAATAAGAGCGTGACGAAGGCTGCGGCGAGCGTCGCGGCTTCGGCTACTCACTCGCACGAAATCGACACGCTCGGCTTCAAGTATGCGGCCATCGACGTTGTGTTCAGCCCGTTCACGGCTGCCACCACGTCGTACGCAAGCGTGCTGAAGGTGCAAGAGTCGGACGCCAGCGGCTCGGGCCAGGCGGACATCAGCGGCCTTTCGGTGACGGCTGGTGCCGGCAGCACGACCGGCGCGAACGTCGGTGCTGTGGCTCGGTTCAACATCGACCTGCGTGGCCGCAAGCGTTACCTGACGGTGGTGACGAGCCCCGGTAACACGGTGGCTGTCGTGACCAACGCCCGGCTGACCAAGGCTGAGCAGGGTGCGACTGACGCCACCACGGCCAACGTGAACAACTACGCCAGCCTCTGACGCTGGACACGAATAGTAAAACGCCCAAGAGCGGGCGGCTGGGTTCGCCCGGCCGCCCGTTTGGCGTTTACCAAGGAGCACTCGTGAAGTTTCGCGTAGGCAACATCGAGCACGACTTGCGAGTTGAGGCCGCGTTTAGCGTGCCCCGGCTTGGCTTTCAGGACAACTTTTTCTGCACGATGCAAAGCCTGTTGCCGCTCAACATTCGCCCTACGAAGTTCACTGGTGCGTTTTGGGAACAGTGCCTAGACCGCGTGCTGCTGGACATGATTGACCGCACCGACTGGGTGCTGGTGGTGGACTTCGACAGCGTGTACGAGGCCGACACTATCCAGCGGCTGATGACGGCGGCGCTGATCAGCGGGTACGACGCTGTGGCCCCGCTGCAGACAAAGCGTGACGAGGGCGTGCCTATGTTCACGCCTGAGGGCCACGACGGCACCATTGGCACGGTGCAGCTGCCAAACGCATGGTTTGAGGCTGTGATACAGCCCGTCGAAACTGCTCACTTTGGCTGCACGCTCATTCGATCGTCAGCACTCAAGCGGACGGCAACGCCTTGGTTCCTGGGCACGCCCCGACCTGATGGCCATTGGGGCGACGCGCCTGCCGGCGAGGTGACTAGGACCGACCCAGATATTCATTTCTGGCGTCAGTTCAAGGCTGCTGGCAACACGCTCGGCATCGCCCCGCAAGTGGCGATTGGCCACGCGGAACTCAAGTTCACTTGGCCGGGAAGAGACCTCAAACCCGTCTACCAATCGCCTAGCGACTACTGGAACAAGGGTGGCCGCAGGCCGCCCGAGGCGTGGGGCAGCATTGAACACGGAGACATGACCGCATGAGAGACGACCAAGCCCGCATCCGGTTCGTGCGTCCCTACCAAGCGTACAGACGCGGTGACGTGATCGTGATGGACAAGGGGCCTGCCAAGAGCCTTGTGCTGCACGGCTACGCCGTCAATCACGTTGAGGAGCAGCCGCTGCTCGAGGTGGCGACCGTTGAGCGCCGCGACGTGGAAACCGCAGACGCACCGCGTAGGAGAAAGCGCCGATGAGATACCGCAGCCTCGTACGAAACGAAGACGGCGGCACTGAGCCGGTGACGCTTGCTCAAGCGAAGTTGCACCTTCGCATTGATAACACCGACGATGACAATCTGATTTCCGCCCTGATCACGACGGCCCGCCGATGGGCAGAGGACTATTGCGACCGCACTTTTGTTGTGTCGCAATACACGATGTCGCTCGATTCTTTCTACGGGGCCATTGGCTCGCCGGTGCAGTTTGGCTTGAAAGCGGACGGCAACAACATTGAGGGCCGCCAAGGCACTGTGCCGCAGCTGGACATTGAGTTGCCACGCCCGCCTTTGGCTGGAAACCCCGACGGGTTTGAAATAACTGTCACGTACATTCCAAATGCTGGTGGCTCGCGTATTGAGTTGTCGAGTTCGGAATACCGCATTGATTACAACGCCACGCCGGGCGTTATTCGTCCGTTGTACGGAAAGACGTGGCCTAGCCATTTGGTAGACCAGAACAGCGTAGTTGTGACGTATTACGCCGGGCCTGTCGACTACTGGCAAAACGACAATGTTGGCGGGCTAAACATGGCCGCCGTGGCTGCCGCCATCAAAATGATTGTGGGCCACCTGTGGAGCAACCGCGATGCGTCCACAGAAACGGCGCTTTCTGAGGTGCCGTTTGGCGTCAAGGCCATGCTCGACACGCTGCGATGGGGTAGCTACCGATGACGCTTCGCGCCGGCGACATGTGGACGCGCGTGACGATTCAGCAGGCCACCACCACGAAGAACGAGGTGGGCGAGCCAACGCTGACGTGGAGCACATTTGCCACCCGCTGGGCCGACGTTGAATCGCTGTCTTCCCGCGAGACTGAACGCTTTGCCGAGACGGTGGGCTTTATGACGCACCGGGTGAAGATCCGCTACCTAGACGGGCTCACGAGTGCCATGCGGATTGTGTACCGCAACCGCACGCTGGAGATTGGGCAAGTGCTTGAGCGGGACCGGCTTTGGAATCAGGAAATCATCTGCACGGAGAAGCGTGATTCATGAGCCTTCCCGAAGCACCAGAAGCGTTTCTGTACGCCCGCCTGACAAGCCAGACGGCGGTTTCGTCGCTCATTGGCTCGCGGGTGTATCCGCTCATTGCACCGCAGGGCACCCCGCTGCCGCTCGTCGTGTACCAGCGGACTGCCGTTGAGCGTCCCCAGTCGCTCGCCGGCAACGTCGGCAACCCCGTGGTGACGCTGCAGCTGACCACGTACGGCACGTCGTACACGTCGGTGAAGTCGATTGCTCGAGCGGTACGCCTGGCGGTGGACGGCTGGACGGGCACGACGGCAGGCGTGACGATCCAGCGAAGCACGCTACAGACCGAGGCTGACGGCGTGGATATGCCAGCCGATGACCAGATGCTGCCGTACTACTCGGTACAACAGACGTTTGAGTTTCGCATCAATGAGGCTACGTGATGGCCGTTTCGTACAAAAAGGCGGCAATCAAAATCACTGGGCCAGACTTGTTTGAGCTTCGCCGGGCGTTCAAGCAGCTGCCCACAAACATCGCCGCCCGCGTTATTGGTGCTGGCTTGCGGCGTGCCGCAAAGCCTGGCGAAACAGCCTTGAAGCAGATCACGCCAAAAGGCGCAACTGGGAATCTGCGGCGATCCATCAAGACTATGGTGAAAAGGTATCCCCGCGACGGTGCAGCCGTTGCTGTGGTTGGGTACGTCAAAGCAGGCACGGGGAAAAGCAAGTCAGCAGGCGGTGGCAAAGTGATGAAAGGCCCAGACAGGGCTTTTCATCAGTTCTGGATTGAGTTTGGAACTGCGGAGCGATACTCAAAGATGAAATCTGCGAGGGGCGGCTATATCGCTAGCTCCTACAAGAAGCTTGGCCCCTTTGTTTTTAAGGGCGGCAAGAAGGTAAAAACGTCTCCGGCGTACCCAAAAGCGTTCTTTAAGAAAAGTACAACGCCAGTTTATTTGCGTTCCACCGGAGCTCAGCATCCAGTTGAAACCGCTTTTCGCATGAGCAAGGACGCCATCGCCGCAAACCTGACTGGCGAAATGCGAAAAGCCCTAGAGAACGGGCTGAAAATACTTGAAGACCAAGCCCGTCGTGCTGCGCAGATGAACGACCTGGCCAAGCACCTCTAACTGCAAGGGGTGCCCCGTCGTGGCCTAGTTTGTGAGTAGGGCTTTGCCGCCCGCAACTCATTAGGAGAGGCCACGATGCCAGCTGATTCGCAGGGCAGCAATTTCGTTTTTGCCGGTTCCACTTACACCGTCACCAGCGTCAGCGTCACGCCCGGCGGCGATCTGTTGGACTATACGCACCTAGGCCTTGCAAGCGGCAAGAATCGCCTGTACCAGACGCCTGCCCTGCGAGATGACGAAATCAGCATTGAGTGCTTCGCGCTCACCAACTCGACGGTGACGATTGGATCTAGCGGGGCGCTCAGTTTTGCTACCGCAAGCTATACGGCAACCATTTCGTCCGTGAGCGTTTCCTACGCCGTGGGCGAACTCGTCAAGACCAGCTATACCTTCAAAGTGCAGTCGTAACGACGGGAGGCCGTCGTGGCGAATGTCTCGCAAGGCGCGACCGTCACCTGGAGAAGCACTGCGCTCTCTGAGGTGGTTTCAATTTCCGTTGATGGCGTGTCTTCGGACGTTGTTGAGGTAACGCCCAAAAGCTACCAGGGGCGAGACAAGCGTTTTAGATCTGCAGACGGCGACTATGGCACCGTCACGGTGCGATGTCGCAGCACGGTAACCTTTATGAGTCCGTCGTACGTCACGATGACCGGCGCACTTTCAATCACGGCCCCCGGCGCGTCGTTCTCGTCTGGCAAGTCCATTCTTCAGTCACTTGCCTGGAATGCTAGCGTAGGTGAGCTGCAGGAATGGACCGCAGTGTTCAAGATCACGGAGTGACGAATGGGCCTTGCCGAAGAAATCCTTGCCGCTGATCAGTCGCAGTCTCTTAAGGTCAACGTGCCTGAGTGGAAGTGTGACGTATGGATTCGCACGCTACCGCTTGGCGAGTTGCAAGCGTGGGAGCTTGCCTGCCTTCGAGCCAAGGGCGACGGCATTGACGATTACCGCACGCGGTACTTGTGCAAGTGCCTCGTTGACGCGGACGGAAAGCCGCTCTTTACCAGCGAGCAACTCAAGGGACTTAGCGGCACCGTTGGTGCGCGGCTCTTCAAGATTGCTCAGCGGCACAACGACTTAGACGAGAAGGAGATTGAGGACATCGGAAAAAACTCCTAGCCCGGCCGCTGGATGCCTTTGTGTATCTGCTGGCCGGGACGCTGGGAAGAACTGTTGAAGAACTTGGCCGCACGATGAGCGTGGCTGAGTTCAAGGGCTGGTTGGCAATGCACAGGTACGTGGCACCTTTGGATCTCGGGGGCTGGCGGCAGACAGGGCGAATCGTGGCGGCGACTCTGGCTCCATACACAAAGGGCAGGCCGCCAAACGAAGAAGACTTCATGCCGATTGAACGGCCGCCAATGACTGGCGCACAGATCGCAGCGGAACTCTCAAAGCTGAAGCGGTGACGTATGGCAACAACTCTGGCACTGGCGATGCGGGCAAGTATGTCCGCAGGCGGCGTTGTGTCGGGTGCCAACCAGGCCGCCAAGGCCATGGACCGGCTGGGCGATCAAGCCCGCAAAACGTCTAGTGACCTGTCGCTCATCAAGAACATTGCCATTGGGGCCGTGGTTGCCAAGGGCATCGGCATGGCTGCCGATGCGTTTATGTCGGCTGCTCGAGCGGCTGGCAGTTACGCAGCCAGCGTTGCCCAAGGCGTGGATGCCATGAACGACTTGGCACAACGAACAGGCATTGGCGTTGAGTCGCTGCAAGCGTTGCAAATGGCCGCCAAGCTTTCAGGCATTGATGACGTAACCGGAGCCGTGCAAAAGCTTGGCGTGGAAATAGGCCAAGCAGCAGAAAGTGGAAAGACCGAAGCGTTTACCAAGCTCGGGCTGGACTTTCAGCAGCTGCAGGCAATGGCACCGGAAGAGCAGTTCCAGGCCATTCAGGCCGCCATTGCTGCCTTGCCAACACCAGCAGAGCGTGCAGCTGCTGCCGTTTCGATCTTCGGCAGGGCCGGCGTTGAGTTGTTGCCGTTGATGAGTCAGAACCTTGCCGAAGTTGAAGAGCGTATGCGGCGACTCGGAGCCATTGTTGGCGATGACCAGGTGGAAGCCATCGGCGGCATGAATGACGCGCTAGACATGGTAAGGGCCACCTTTGACGGCATTATTGGCAACGTGGTTGGCAACCTTGCCCCTGTCGTTGAGTCGCTGGCTAACGACTTGCTGGCGTTCGTGGAAGAGTTCAACAACGTGGGCGGCGAGGGCGGCGGCATTGCCGACACGATTTCCAACGCCCTTCTAGACGTGGCGGACTACTTCGCGGGCATCTTTGACAACGCCGTGGCACAGTTTGATGGTTTTGGCGTGACGTTGCAGGAAGTCGGGGCTGTGTTTGAGTTCACTGGCAACGTGTTCACTGCTGTCTCAGAGATTTTGCGGGCAGGTTTCAATCTGTTTCAGATCGCCGGCAACGTGTTGGCCGTTGGTCTAGGAAAGTTTCTTGAGGGCATCGGCTCGTGGGTATCTGACGACTTGGAGAAGTTCGGCAAAGATTTGGCAGCAAACGCTGAAAAGCAGGCGCAGCAGAACTATCAAGAGATGGAAGGTGCCGCGTCTAACGCCGGCGCAGCAGCTAGCCGTGCCGTGTTTGGCGGCAACTCTTCGCAGAGCGCACCGGAAGGCCCTGTAGGGCGTGCCGTCAATCGTGCCCGAGAGCGAATGAACGACCCAGAAGCTCGCGCTGAGCGTGAGCGTGCTAGGGCTCAGAAACAACGAGACGATAAGGCTGCGAGAGAGGCTGCAGCTGCGGACGCTAAGGCGAAGAAAGACGCTGAAGACGCACGCAAGCGACAGGAAGAGGCAGCCAAGAAGGCTGCAGCCCTTGACGAGAAGATGGCCGGGAAGCGCGGCGACATTGGCGACATTCTTTCCGCGCGTGCTGCCGCCCTCGGCGGCAAGTCCAACGAAGCCTTGAAGGCCAACGACGTTCGCAGCAGCGAGGGTATGGCTCAGTTCTTAGCACTGGCCACCGGCCGCGAAGATCCCGCCATCGCTGAGTACCGCAAGCAGACTCAAAAGCTTGACGAGATCCGTGGTGAGCTTCGGGCGTTGCAGACTGAGAAAGTCACCATTCTCAACGGGGCCGGTGCCTAATGGCCGCCATCTCCTTCACCGAGCTCGCCACCGTCGCTGCTTCGCGGAAGTTTGGCGAGCCGCCCACCTTTCAGCGCAAGTTTGTCGTTGAGGTGGACGACCCAACGACGAAGCAAACCGACATTGCCAATTACCCTGGCGTGTCGTTTCTGAGTCCACACCCAGAGGCGTCGTACTGCCGGGCGATGAACGTCAGCGTTGCCAACTACAACGGCTCTCGCTGGCACTACGAGGTGACGTGGGATTACGAGCTGCCCAAGCAGCAGAACGTAGACCCCAACCCGCTGGCTCGAGCAGACATCTGGAAGTGGAGCACCGGCGGCCTGCAAGTGCCGGCGCTCTACTACTACGAAGATGATGACACGCTTGCGCCGCTAGTAAACTCTGCTGGCGACTTTTTTGAAGGGGCTACCGCCGATATTTCGACCTTACAGGCATCTATCAGCGGCAATCGCTCCACGTTTGACTACGGGATGGCCACGAGGGTAACAAACTCCATCAACTTATCTAACTACCTTGGCGGTGCTGCCTACACATGGAAGTGCTCAGGCATCGCAGCCAACCCGGCCGTCGAGGTGGTAAATGAAGTCGAAATCCGATACTGGCAAATTGAGGTGACGCTGGAGTATCGCCCTGACGGATGGCCGCTGCAGTTGCCAAACATTGGATACAACTACATTGACCCATTTGAAACCTCCGCAGACAAAAAGAAGCGGTGCTGGGTTATTGATGATCAATCTAAGGAACAGGTTCCAGCCAGCAATCCGCAGGCGTTGGCTGACAATGGCGACATGAAAAGAGTCGGAAGCCTTGAGGACGGTCTGCCAGACATCCTTGTTCGCCGCGTGCATAAGGCCGTGAACTTTCAGCAATATTTTGGAACACCCACACAGCAGTAGGAGCAGCCATGCCAGACTTAACGTGGAACATCAACGCCCAAGTTACCCGTGGCAATCTCAACCAAGCCCTGGTGGCGTCTGGCGTCACCGCCAACTGCAGTGCCAGCGGCATCAACACGCTGACGCTTACGCCAGGCACGAACGCTGCCGGCACTGTGGCGATCACCACGGCCACGATGAGCAGCGTGGGCCTGTTCTTCGCTCGTAACCTGTCCACCGTTTCCACGGCAACCGTTTCTTTCGGGCAGCTACACATTGGGGCTCTCGTGCCTTGCGTGTCGCTCAAGGGCGGCGAGGCTGCCGTAGGGCGGCTGGCGTCTGGCGATTACGCGGCCCAGAGCAATCTTGCCGGCACGCAGCTGGTGATCAGCATCGTTGAGGGCTGACGATGAGTCAGGGTGCGAAAAACAACTCTGGGCAGGGCTCGCGGCCGACGTTCGTGTCGTTTACGAAAGCGGCGGCGGTACGCATCAACGATGCGGTCCTGACCGTCGAGAAAGGGAATCGCACCCATCCGGGGCTCACGTTTGACCATCCGCAGTTTGGCGGCGTCGCCTTGTTTCGCACCGCCACGTTTACCGGCTCGTGGTCTATCGGTGGTGTGAAGAACGTCACGTACAAGTACATGTCTGGCACGGCAAACGCCACCAACGACTTGATGAATCTGCCCAGTGCTGGCACGCGAAACTGCGTCATTGGGCGAGAGGGCACCGCCTGGCGGCTGATCAACTGGCAGTGGGACGTGGCATACGCTGCAACGGCGGCAACGCTCACAACCACTTCTCTGCGGTTTGACACGCTTCCGTTTGCGGCCGTGTCCACGTCTTCTACCGTGACGTTCTCTGTTTCCGTTGCCACGTGCGCCACCGCGTGAGGTAGCCATGCCGCTGTACGTGCAAAACGGCAAGCTACTCCAGAAGTCTGGGGCGTTAGGGACTAGCCAGGGTTGCTGTTGCGGCCAAAACAAAGTTTGTTCGTGTTCGGACCCGTACGGATACGCACCCCTGACAGTGACGGCTCAGGTAACTCTTGGGGCTTTTCTCAGCGGGAGCACGGGAACCTGCGCCAACACTGACGCAGAAACGCAGGTAAATGGAACGTACGTGCTGACATACGTCGGGCCAGACGGCTTCGGCACAATCTACTACCGATTGACTCTCTCTAACGGAATGAAGGTTGAATACCGAATCCGATGCACAGTAGATGGATTTTCAATTGGGGCTGAACTTGTAATCACGTTTTGCGATTTGAATACGGCGTGTTTTCAAAAACTACAAATATACGCCAACAACGGAACGACACTGTGCGGCGTGGCGTATGGTTCCACATCGACTATTTCCTACATTCCTGCTGCGCTCGGGTGCTATTTTGACAGCGAGTTATACAACCCTTTCGGCGGGCCGGTTAGCTGCTTTTCGCCGCCAACTTACCGTGCTTACTTTGCGTGCGAGGGTTTGGTGACTTTTCAATGGTGAGCCATTGCACTTTCAACTTGATTGACGGCTGCGTGAAATGTTGCCGTTGCGGCTTTAAGATTTGCAACGTCAAGCTGCCCGTGCACAGAGAGTGCGATGTGCCGCCCAAGCCGGGCCTGGGTGACATGGTTAAATCCGGGCTCTCGGCTATCGGCATTACCGAAGAGCGTGTCAGTGCCGCCATCGGACGCCCGTGTGGATGCTCAAAGCGTGCCGAGCAGCTGAATGAACTAGGCCGCCGCATCGGCATTGGTTGACGCCCCCGCTACGGTGGAATGCGAAAGGGCGAGCCGTGGCAGACGATCACCACGTCACTATTGACGGCAAGCGTTGGCTGTTGCGTTTCACCAAGTTGAAGGGCGATGCCGCCGGCTGGACGTTCTTCGACAACGCGAGCAAGCCACGCATCTTGATTGACGAGAAACTTCGCGGCGGTGCTCGGCTCGAGACGATCCTGCACGAGCTGCTCCACGCGAGTCTCGGCCCCAACATTAGCGAAGAGGCGATCACTGAGGCCGCCCGCGTGCAGCGGCGAGTGCTCACGATGCTCGGGTACAAGGAGGTGAACGATGCCGAAGGGTAGCAGTCTCACTGAGTCTGTCGGGGATGCGGTGAGGGCGTGCAAGCCAGGGAACTGGTGGGACGCACTGCCGAAGGAAACGCAGTCGGAACTTCTTGACATTCGCAAGAGGTTCCAGAACGGCGAGTATCCGGTGAAGCGTCTGACGCTGGCGCGGATTCTCTCAGACAAATGCCGCGAGCGTGGCATCCACTCGTGCAAGGAAAAAAGGTTTGCCGAATGGCTGTCAAAAAACTAGACATCGCCGTGGCCGATGCCGTTGCCGATGCTTCTCGGCTAGCAACGGACGCAGAACTAGCACGCCTGCGCTCCGAAGTGGCGACGCTAAAAGGCCGCTACAAGGCGGCACTCCAAGCCATCGACGCCGCGAATGAACGGGCGAACGCTATCGCAGGGCTCTCAGGCATTAAGCCCGCGAAGCAGCATGCACCAAAGAAGGCGCGTCATGTGAAGCACGACGCGACGGCGGTGCTCATGCTCTCGGACGTTCACTGCGAAGAGCGTGTGCTGCCAGAGACTGTGAACGGCGAGAACGACTACTCGCTTGACGTGTGCCAGCTGCGGTTAGGTGAACTCGAGGAGCGATTCATCGCCTGCCTGCAACACGAACGCAACCAGGCAAACATTCGTCGCGTGCTCATCTGGCTCGGAGGCGACTTCATCACGGGCCACATTCACCCTGACTGCATGGAAGTTGCGGCACTTTCTCCCATGAACGCAACGCGGTGGATCGCTGAGCGACTGCGGGGATTAATTGACTCAATCGCCGCAAATGCTGCGGAGGTAATCATTGCAACCAACGCCGGCAACCACGGCCGGAGCACCGAGAAAAACCGCATCGCCACAGAGCTTGATCACTCGTGGGAGCAGATGATGTATTTCACGCTGGCCCGCGAGGAGGCCAACGCGAACGTCGAATGGCGGATTGCCGAGGGGCATCTGGGCTACGTGGATCTCGACGGCTTTCTCGTACGCACGACGCACGGCCACAGCATCCGTTTCGCTGGTGGCGTATACGGCTTGGCCTTGCCAGCAAGCAAGGCGATTGCCAGATGGGACGCAGGCCGCAAAGCAGACCTCACCATCTTTGGCCACTACCACTCCTTCGGTTGGCTGCGCGGTGCTCGCTATGTCGCCAACGGTTCTGTGATTGGACACAGCCCATACGCTGAGCGGGTTGCCTCACCGGAGCGACCGTGCCAGGGCATGGCAATCATTGATCACGGCCGAAACGAAGTGACGCGGGCCTACCCGTTGTTTTGCGACAGAGACTTGAGAAAGGGAACCAGATGACGACCACGATTGAAGACGCCAACGAGTTGCTGCGTGCTGCTGTGCAGATCCGCCGCGAGGCCCAGGCCGCAGGCAAGCCGCCAGAGGACTGGTACGACGTGTCGCAGGAGGCGACAGAACCTAGGTGCTTTGTCGCAAGTACCGAGGAAACGCAACCTATGCCCGAAAAAACTTTGGCAGAGGTTTCGTACCAGCAAGATATTCACGAGCACCACCTTCACCGGGCTGGCCTCACGCAGGACGAACTAGACGAGGCCCTAGAGCGGCTGGCCGGCGACGGCATCACGCACGAGCAGCGGCCCGGCTCGCTGGCGTTCCTTGAACTGCTCGAGGAGGTGCGGCAGCTGCACCTGAGCAAGAGCCAGGACTACGGGAGCGAGAGCGACCCGCTAGCCAACATCCGCCAGGGCGCTGAGTTCGTGGGCATTGAGCCGTGGCGTGGCTGCATGGTGCGAGTGGCCGACAAGGTGCAGCGGCTGAAGACGTTCTGCAAGACGGGCCGGCTCGTTCACGAGGGCGTGCGTGACACGCTGCTGGATCTCGCGGCGTATAGCCTGCTGGCGATCGTGCTTTTCGATGAGGGCAAGAATGCGTAACGCTGCCGCGTGGGCCTTATCCATCCTGGCCATCGCTATCGGGCTGCCGGCCCTACTGCTAACGCATGTTGCCGAAGTGATAGGGGATTGGGCCGATGACTACATCGACTGAGCCGCTGACCGACGCCTACCTGCTGGAGTGCGAGCAGGCCGCACGTCGGTTCCAGGGAGCATGGACCGGAACCAGCGGCGATCTTGCGGCCAGGCTGATGCACACGCTGGCCGAGATACGCCGACTCAGGGCCGAGTGGCAATTGCTGGCGGTGGCTGCGGCCATGAAAGAGAACGCCTAGGCCAGGGCTTGAGCGGCGCGGGTTTTTACCCTTTCCCCGCGTCGCTCGCCCTGTGCCTGTCATAAAAACGCCGCTGCGGAGGCGAGATTTGCACTCGCATCTCCCGATTTTCTCAGGATGCTACTACCGCGCTGGTCATAGGCACCGGGTTTACGGACGCCTCAGCACAACTTGCACCACTCCGCAGGGCGAAGAAATAGCCTACCTTGGCTTTCCAGGCCCAGCGTCGGGCCTGTCTGCCGGCCGCTGCGTGATGTCTGGCAGGTAGTCCAGGTTGCTTTCTCTGCCCGTGATCTCCTCGTCGTAGTAGTGGGTTTCGGCCATCTCCTCTGACGAATGCCCCAACTGCTTCTTGGCTGACACGCCCGCTTTTTTGAGGTAACTGGCTGTGGATTTGCGGATGCTGTGGAACGGGTGGTACGGCACGCCAGCTGTGCGACACAGCACACGCAGACTGCCGTAGATCGACAGGAACTCACGATCCTCCACCCAAGGCCATACACGCTCGCTAGGAGCCCCTTGCTGCATGGCCAGCATCCTGGCCAGTTCCGGCGTGATCGCCCGCGTAATCGTCTCCCTGTGGCCTTTGCGAGTGGCAGCCAAGAACGTCAGCGTGTGCCGCTCAAAGTCCACCTCAGACCACCGGAGTTCGAGCACAGCACCGATGCGCTCGCCCGTCTGGAACATGGCCAGAATTTTGGTCACCCAATACCAAGCCGCTGGCTTGCCCGCTACGGTGCCTTTCCTGTGCCGGGCGGTATCGACGAGCCTTGCGAGCTCATCGGCCCTGAAAGCCTTCGGGACGGGCTTAGGGACGCGAGGCCGGGCGTAGTCTGGGAACTCGACCAGTTCGCCGTCAGACCGTTTCCAGCGTTTCTTGGCCAGCCACGTCCACAAGCTACGCAGGTGGGCGGAATCTTTGGCCAGACTGGCCGGCGAGATTTTCTTCCACTTGCTGTGTTGGGTGGCCTGCCGCCACCGCAGGAACTTTGCCGCCGTCAGATCGTCAAGATCATCGACTGTGGGCTCGTGCCCGAGGAAGTCTCGGAACCTGTCCAGCGTGCTCAGGTACATGACCATTGAGCGATCAGAAAGCCCTTTTAGCGGGGCCACCCTATCAACAAACAACTCTCTAAGCGTCATCGTTCGCCTCCCTTTTCCTAGTCAAAAAGGCGATGCTACCGGATACTGTACAGATGTTCAATCTACACCCCATCCG